TAGCACCAACATTCTAATCTAAAAAGTATTCTCGGTAGGGCTAGGTTCGCTTAGCCTTACTGGGATACCCAGGAAATATCCTAGGTGGCAGGTGGATTTGTTCTTTGCCCCCATTGTCAGGTTCACCTGTCTTTACCTTAAGAGAGAAGTTATGAATAGAATTAAAAAGATTTTTAGAATTAAGAAAGAAACAGCAACTGCTTTACCTAAGACAGAAAAAGCAATGTTGCCTAAATTGGAGAAGAGGAGCAAATGAGCAAGCCTACACTTAGCGCTAGTAGCCAGCCTACTAATGTCTATACGAACTTGACTGATGTAAAAAATGGTCTACAAATTGACGATATCAATGATGATACTGCAATTGAAGCAGCCATTCTTTCTGCAAGTCGTATGATTGATGACTATTGCCAAAGAGGGTTTTATCAAGAAGGAACTCTTGCATCTCCAGTAACCAAATACTACACACCTGTAAGTCCTTGGTATTTAGAGATAGATGACCTTATTGAACCAACAGAGATAGCATCAAGAGCAAATCAAAGCGGTCCATTTACTCAAATTTGGAACTTAGACACAGATATTATGTATGAGCCAGTTAATAATCCAGAACTAGGAAGACCTGTAACTAGACTATTAGCAATTCAAACATATGTTTGGCCATACTTCTTTCCACAAACAGTAAAGATTACTGGCGTATGGGGATATAAAGAGATTCCGTATGAAGTAGAATTAGCCTGTAAGATTCAGGCATCAAGATTATTTATTAGAAAGCAATCTCCATTTGGTATTGCAGGATCTGTAGAACTAGGAACAGTTCGTTTAAGTTCTCGTTTAGATCCAGATGTTGAGATGCTTCTAAAGACATTCCGTAGAAACTTTGGATTGGCTTACTAAAATGGCCATAACAGATGTTAATGGCGTAAGAGATGCATTAAAAGTAAATCTACAAACAATTTCAAGGTTAAGAATATATGATACTATTCCAGATGTAGTAGTTCCTCCATGTGCAATAGTAGGACAATTAGATTTCACATTTGATATTGACAATGCAAGAGGTTTAGACCAAGCATCTGTTGATGTTTATGTGATTGTTCAAAGACTATCAGAAAGAACTGGGCAAGACAAACTTGATAATTTTCTGGCGGGTAGTGGTAAAGGATCAATCAAAACCGCTATAGAGTCAGATAGAACACTAGGTGGGCTTGTTGATACACTTAGAGTTATAAGTGCCGATAGTGGTACTTATACTTCTGGAGAAACATCATTCTTGTCTTACCGTTATAACCTCACAATTTGGGGATAAGGAGAACAAATGCAATACATAGTTACCTCAAGTAAAAAAGTTTGCGGTAAGATTAATGGTGAAAAACTTACGCAAGATGATATACTTGATGCAGGAGGAAGCGTAGAGCATCTTTTAGCATCTGGTCACATCACAAAATCAGGGCATACACTAAAAGCAGTACAAGAAGTACAAGAAGTAAAAGAAACACCAGAAGTAAAAGAAGTACCGCAGGTATTTAAAACACCTGTTTTTAATTCACAAGAAATTGGAGATAAATAATAATGGCAAGAATCGTATTAACAAACGTTGATGTTGAAATCGCAGGAGTAAATCTTAGTGATCATATCGCATCAGTTTCACTTTCCTCAACATGGGACGCAGTTGAAACCACCGCATTTGGTGGAGGAAACGTTCCAGCAGCAGCACGTACCCGACAAGCAGGACTTGTTGACAACGCAGTAACACTTGATTTTCATCAAGACTTCGCAGCAGGTGAAGTAGAAGCAACAATTTATCCACTACTAGGAACAGTAGCAGCAATAAAGATTCAGCCTGTAAATGCTGCAATCTCTTCTGACTCGCCTCAATATCAATTTTCAGCCTTGATTTCTGAGTGGACCCCAGTAAATGGCGCAGTAGGCGAATTAGCAACTGCTTCAGTTACATGGCCAATCACAGGAGCAATCGTTAAGGATGTAACTCCTTAATCATGGCAAAAGTAGTCTTAACTAATCCAGTAGTAACACTTGATGGAGAAGATGTTTCAGATCACATTACTTCACTGAGCATAAATACTAATTTTGACTTGGTTGAGGTTACACAAGTTGGAGACATTGCAAAAAAAATGGTTGCAGGTCTTGAGGACAATTCAGTTACTTTTGAATTTCAACAGGACTTTGATATTGTTGCCAATGGTGGCGTTGATGCTCTTATTTACCCATTTCGAGGGCTAAATATTGCATGTACTGTACGACCACGCAATGCTGCAATATCAGCAACAAATCCTGAGTATCAGTTTCAATGTGTTGTCAGCCAGTGGTCTCCACTGTCTGGTGGCGTAGGAGACTTAGCAACGGTTCAGGTACAATGGCCAATATATGGCGCAATAACAAAAGATACAACACCATAGAAAAGGGGCAATAAAATGGACGGATTACAAATAAAGGTAAAGACTACTGACGACTTAGAAGCAGTATATTCTCTAAGACCACGATCAATAGTTGCATTTGAACAAAAATTTGGCAAGGGATTTGCAAAACTCCTTAGCGAAGATCAAAGACTAGAACACGTCTATTTCTTGGCTTGGAGTGCCATGAAAGATAGTGGTAAAGTTGTAAAACCTTGGGGCGATGGCTTCCTTGACACTTTAGATAGTGTTGAGTTGGTAGTAGACCCAAATTTCGAATCCACAGAGACAGCCTAACCTATACGTTAGCAATGCTTTCTGTGGAAACAGGAATATCACCAATTGATTTGATGGACGCACCTGATGGCGTACTTGAAGCAATTGTTATTTATCTCAAACAAAAAAATAAGGATGCGAGCAGGTAATGAGTAAAGATGTGATAGTGTTAACTGGAGTTAAGGAAACACTAAAAGCATTAGAGGCATTTGATAAGGCTGCAGTTAAAGAGTTTAATAAAATAGTTAATAAAGAACTCAGCACTGCCAAGAAAGAAGCACTAGCCGAAGTCAGTGCCACGCCACCATTGAGTGGATGGCGTACTCAGCCTGCCGTTAACCCTCGTTCTCGTAATGGTGCTGGTTGGCCTGCTTGGGATCAAAGTATTATTAAGCAAGGTATTTCATCCTCAAAGGCTGAGGGTAAAGTAAGAAAAGATTACACAACTAATGCGGGAGCAATAAAGAACAAATCAGCAGCAGGTGTAATATATGAATTAGCAGGTAGAACAAACAAGTCTGGCAACTTTATCAGAAACCTGGATAATGAAACATTTAAGGCATCACGCTTAATCTGGAAGGTAGTGGATAAGCGTAGAGATCAGATTGAAAGAAACATCTTTGCAGCATTTGAAAATGTTAAAAATAAACTACAAAGAAATTTGAATAGGAGTGGTGAATAAAATGGCAACTGCAGCAGTAATTGCACGAATTCTGACTCAATATTCAGACAAAGGAACTAAGGCAGCACAAAAAGATATTGCAAGACTTGAAAAGAAAATTTCTGCTTTTGGTAAAAAGGCAGTAAAGTCATTTGCTCTTGCTGGAGCAGCCACCGCTGCTTTTGCTGTTAAACTTAGTGTAGATGCAGTTAAAGGCGCAGCAGCAGATGAAAAACAGCAAGCAGCCTTAGCAGTTGCTTTACGCAATACTACTGGAGCAACAGATGCAGCCATTGCTGCAAATATTGAATATTTAGATAGTCTTGAACTGCAGGTTGCTATTGATAATGAAAAGTTAATTCCTGCCCTTCAAAAATTAGTAACAGCAACGGGAGATCTTGGAAAGGCACAAAGTCTTTTAAGTTTAGCAACAGATGTTAGTGCTGCATCAGGAAAAGATTTAAGTGCTGTTGCTACGGCAATGAGTCGTGCAATAGGCGGAAATTTTACAGCATTAACAAGGCTAGGACTACCTCTTGATAAAAATGCTATAAAGACTAAGAATTTGACAAAAGTTTTTCAAGACTTGGCAAAAGTTTCAAAAGGACAGGCTGCAGCAGCAGCAAACACATTTGAAGGTCAAGTAACAAAACTAGGATTAGCCTTTAATCAGGTAAAAGATATTATTGGCTTAGCATTATTACCTGGACTTACAGAATTTGTTAATTATTTAGACACTGTTGGCATAAACAAATTTAGAGAATTTGTTGATCTGAATAAGGATGAGTTAACATCGGCTTTAAAAGGTAGTGTTGAAAATATTAAAGAGATTGCAAATGCTTTTGGAAATATTTACA